CGCATTCACCATGAAAGGAGATTAATCCTTTCCCACCCTCCCGGCAGGTTCTGCCGGGTACCCCTTCAATTTCTTAAAGGAGAACGGAGAAGACCACAATTAAATCCATGGTCCTAGATCATACCACCGACGGACAAATGTCGTAACCAACCGACATTTGGTACGGTCTCTCAGGGATACGAAGTTTCCACCCGAGGGTGGAGACTTGTCCCCTGATCGATCTGTAACTCCAGCAGGCCTTTCGGCCCTTTGGATTTGGCTAGGCAGTTTCCTTTCTAGCCCATGAAGACTGGCAAGTAATAAGCCAGGATCTTCAACCTCTAGCTTCACAGCTACCCAAGCGAATCTGCGGAAGCGGAATCCTTCGACTCCGTATTTTGCACGATTCGGACACGCCTCATCGAAATTCGAAAGAAATCCACCTTCGGTGGGTTCAATCTCATGACTTTGAGGGTTATAAACAGCTGGAACTTTAAACCGAATTTGCTTCGGTAAAATTCTTTGCCATTTATAAAATACGTTACGAAAACGCATCTCGCAGCCATAAAACATATGGCTACGAATTCGTAACGTATTTGCCAGGTTATAAACCTGTTGGGGAGAGGACAATCTATCTTTAAGGTAGATTGGTTTACAGTCGACGCCAGCAAAGTAATGCGAGCCGCAACTCTCCCGAAAACATCCGGTAGAGAAGCTTTTCTCAGAGTTAACCGAGAAGCCCAAAAACTTACTGAAGCTGGCGAAGAGCGCAAAGGCCTTTGATGGTAATATAACATCATCACCAAAGACGCTTACTTCATGCGTTGGAAGTTTGAGATGTTCACAAACAACCAATGCAGCGGAGTAGAAAATAAGCGATTCAAGATCCCATGTGAAGCCGTTCCCCATACTGGAGAACTTCTCCCAGCGGAAGATCTTGGAGCCAATGCAGCCGTACTTGGAACGCAAGCAGTCCATTACTTCATGCCAGATGATGGGGTCTTGTTGACCTTCCCGAAAGGGTTGGTCAAACAGTTCCCTCACTAGCTCTGAAGCGATAGAATCACTCGCAGACGAAAAGTCAACAGTTGCCAACTCCCCAGAAATACTCGAGGAGCGCGCAAGTTGTTGGTTCCTGGTCTGACTTGTTAAGTCTATCCCAAACCTTACCATACGACGTTTAATCATCCTACCGAGTCCCAGCTGGAACCAGAGATTAATCCCTGGTTCAATAGCAATGACTCGATCGATTTTGGACGTTTTCGGCACGGTTATTATCTTATTCCCTTCCTGGAGTGTTGCGCTCTCCTTTTTCAGGATTGCACTCCACCCCGGGTACGCTTTCGGTAACAAATCGAAAGCTAGGGGGTATAGATCTCGCGTTATTCCAGTTTCACACTGGAACTTCTTAGCAGCACTGGTATCATCACCTTTTATCAAGGTGGTCGTCCCAGGCCCCCAAGAGGACTGCTCAAGTAACTCATCAGGCGAAAACGGCCCTAGGATCTTCG